GGACCATGCGTAAATTTGCATATTAGCATAAAAAAGCCGTCCCATGACAGAAGCTCCCTCCCATGAACTGCCGCCAAACGTGCGATTCGTGCGGACTTATGACGAGCTTTCCCGGCATCTCGGCTGCTCTAGGAAGACAATCCAGCGCATCCAAAGGGAGCGGGCTGACTACCCATCACCGAGGGCGGACGGGCGTCACAACGTCGCGGAGTGGATGAAATTCTTCACTGACAACGCGATTGCCAAGACTGACCCAGAGGGCGCAGACGAAGACAAACCCGTGACCGTTGCCGACTGGAAAGCCCGTGAACTTCAGCTCAAATGCCAGAAGCTCGAAATCGAAACGATGAAGATTCTGGGGAAGCTAGTGGACGCAAACGCAGTAGAAGCTGGAATCTCAGTGATCATGGGCGCGGCCCGGCAGGCGCTCAATAACCTGCCCGGCTCGCTCGCGCAGAAGATGCTGCACCTCACTGACTTCCACGAGGCGGAAGAGATCGTGCAGGGCGCGGTTGATACCGTGCTCCGAACCTTGGAGCGATGCGAGTTCTTCGCGGAGGATGGCCCCACGGCGCCACCGGTTGAAGACGAGGAAGATGACGACGACTCCGACCTTGATGACGAGCCTTTGAGCATCACGAAACGAGCAACGAAACAGGCGAAGAAACGAGGGAGGTCGCGCAGGTGAAGACTGACATTGACCCTTCGCACCTCGCCAGCTTCGCGACGATTGCCCGCAAGGTGATCAAATCGACGATGCAGGTCCGGCCCGTGCAGCGAGTCTGGGAATGGATTGATAAAAACGTCGTAATCCCGCAGATCATCGGCTCACTCAATCCCGGCCCGCTCGACACTTCCCTCATGCCCTTTTGGCGTGGCATCTACGACATCTACTGGCAGAAAAAGACGCATCACATCACGCTTTGCTGTTCTGCTCGATGCGGCAAGACACTGTTTTCCATCGCCGTCGTGCTTCACAAAATCGCCGTTTGGCCCGGCCCGATTCTTTGGGTGGACCCGACGCGGAAGACGGCCATGCAGTTCAGCCGGACAGAGCTTCAGCCTCACATCATGGAGTGCGTGCCTTGTGCCGAGAAGGCCATTATCGACCGCACACATTGGATCACGCTCTTGATGCACTTTGTGGGCATGGTGTTTCGCGTCGTGGGCGGCGGGAGTGCGGCAGAGCTTGCTGGGTTTCAGGCCGAGTTGATCGTGCTCAATGAGTCGGACAAAGTGAAGCACACGACGGACGGAGAGGCCAACACGCAAGACCTCGCTATTGCCCGCTCGAAACAGTTTCGCTTCACGAGGAAGATCGTGGAGAACTCAACGCCGACGACGGAATGGGCGCGAACATGGACGAGGTTTAAAGCTGGTTCCCAGACGCACGTTTATCTTCCCTGCCCGCACTGTAAAGCGATGCAGCGGCTCACGTTCTTTTCAGAGGAAAAGGAAGTCCCATTCGGTCCCGATGGCAAGCCACTGGCGGAGGGCGAGAAGCACGTCGAAAAGACCGGGCGCTTCAAATTCGAGTCATGCAAGACACCGGGCGGCAGCTATGACCTCGAAGCCGTGGAGCGCGGCACCGTTTACGAATGCGGCTCCTGCCTTGCCGAGATCGAGCAGAGCCATCAATCGTGGATGCTTCGCCGTTACGAACTGCGCAGCCATAACCCGAAGGCCGCAGTTGATCACGCCAGTTTCCATGTGTGGGCGGCTCTCTCGCCTTTTGAAGGCTGGGGGATCATCGCGAAAGAGTTTCTCCTAGCCCGTGGGAACGTCTCGCGGATGCATAACTTTTACAACTCCACGCTGGGCTTGCCGTTCATTCGCAAGGCCACGGATGTGAAGCAAACCGATCTTGATTCAGCGATTGCCCGCTCGCCTGAATACCTGATCAAGGAAATCCCGCGCAAGCCGGAGATTCTGACCATGTGCGTTGACGTTCAGGGCGCGTGCTTTTGGTGGAGTATTCGAGCCTGGGGGCTGGCCTTTGATCAGCCTGAGTGCCCCGTGTGGTCCTCCCTTGTGGACTACGGCAGCGCCGTTTCGTGGGATCAGATCGAAGAACTGGCAGGTATCAAACCAGACAGCCACGGAGAACAGAACGGTTACTTTTTCGCGGGCGAGAAATACAGCGTTTATGCTGGCCTCATTGACTCCGGCTTTGAATCTCAGATCAATAAAAAGGTCTATGAGTTCACGCGGAAAAACGCCGATGTCTTCAGCCCATCGAAAGGGGGCGGGTGGGCTCAGCTTCGCGGAAATGATGTCCGAATGTCGCCCGTGGATGATGATCAGCAAGACCTTGTCTGGTATTACGATGAGGGCGCGAAACAACAGTTCTATTACGGGTGCATTAAGGAGCATAAAACGCTCTGGTGGCTACCTCGTAACGTTGGCAACGATTACCGAGATCAGATGTGCAATGAGCACACGGAAGAAAAGATGATGCCCGATGGCACAACGAAACTCGTCTGGGTTTGCACTGGCGACAACCATCTCGCCGATACTGAAAAGATGCACCAAGTAATGAGCGGCATCATTGAAACGAAGTTCTTGGAGACGATCCGCGAGGAGTGGCTTTCGAAGAATGCGCCAGCCGTTGAAGAGTAAATCCTCATCTCAATCCAAACCCCTCCCTCCTCCCCAGCAAATAGGAACCCTGCCAGCTTTGTTTATCCTCGCGCCAGCACAGCACTTGCCGCTCCCTGCGAGTAATCCACGATTGGCGCGGTGGATGGCACTGGAGTTCTCACCTCCTGCATTTGCGCGCTGCTGGCGTCTCCGCTTCGCTGCCCTGTTTGATGGACGGTGGGCAAGTAACCAACAAAAAAGCCGACCTCTGGCAGATGATCGGCTTTGTTGCGGTGTTCCCGTGAGGAAGTCGCTTTAGAAGGGCGATGGTTCCTGCCAGAGTGTCAACCTATTTGTAATTTGACACTGGCGGCAGTTTAGGCTAACTGCAAGCAGAAATTTACTTTCGTCTTTCAGTTAGCGGGAAAACCTAATCTCTCACATGTGAGATTTTGCAACCTTTGACAGGTTCCGCCTCGTAAATGACCGCCGACGACTTTGTAAACATCCTTGTCACAGAAATGGAGGCCGATGCTTCCACGGCTCTGTGCGATAAACTGATGAAGGACGCGAGGGCTTCCATTCTCAGCGGCAAGGGAACCATTGGACACCTCACCAGCTCGTCTCTGAACGGCAAGAGCTTCCAGCGGAACGTTCAATTCTCAGCTTTGGAGGTTATGAATTGCTGCCGCCGCGCTCTGACGATGTATGCCAGCACAGACGGCGATGATGACGGCACCGTTTCGGCAACCCGCCCTGATTTCCGAGGATTCCAGCCATGAGTGATATTACCGCAGGCATGGGCGCAGCCGCATACGACGCCACCACCGATTCGCCAACACGGCGCAGCTTCATAGCGTTCCCGACGAACAGCCGCAGGGAGCTAACGCCGTGGACTCGGCGCGAAGTGATCAAAAAGCACCGCGCACTCGAAGCTAACTGCGCATTCTTAACCCGCATCAAAAGCAAATTCGCCCGGCAGGCCATCGGCACCGGCATCCATTTTCGATTCGAGACGGAAGATCAGGCGTTTAACGACGCAGCCCGCCGCGATGTCGAAACGTGGTGGAACAACAAAGACGCCTACAGCATCGACGGCAGTGTTGACGGCTGGGAATCGAAGCGCCTCGCCGCCGAAACGATCATCTTGGACGGCGAATACAACGCCGTCATGGTCAAAGGAGAGTCGGGATGGCCGATGATTCAGCCTCTCGACGTGTTCGAGATCGAAACGCCACCGCTCGGCAAGGGTGATTCACCCGCGATGTGGGACGATGGCGTGAAAGTGAACGAGTTCGAGCGCCCGCTGGCCTATTCGGTCCGATCCCTGCCCAAAACGGGCAACGAAGCCTTCCGACTCATCGCCAAACAGGACGTTATTCACCTCTTCAAACGCCGCCGCGCCCGTGGACATCGTGGGATGCCTTGGGGTTACTCTGGCTTGAATCAGGGCATCGACGCCCTCGACCTCAACGCGCTCGTCACCGGCACCGCGAAGCTGCATTCGGCCCTTGCCGTCGCTGTGAAAGGCACTGGCAAGCGTGGGAAGAAGGGCGCGTTTAACAAGATCGAGACCGGCAATGCCACCGATCCAACGAACACACAGCCTCTCGAAAAGGTATTCGGTTCAATGGTGAACTACCTCGGCGAGCATGGAGAATTGCAGCTTTTGACGAGTAATCACCCAGGGCAGAACGTGCTGGAGTTCATTAAACTGCTTTTCCAGCAAATGTGCCTTGGCTATGACCTGCCTTTTTCCGTCATGTGGTCAATGACTGAAGGCGGAGGCACTTCCGTTCGTTACGACGCTGAAGATGCGCAGTCTGCCTTTGATCAGCTTGGCGACCTCGTGACGTGGCAATTTGTCCGCCGTGAGATCATCTGGAAGGTGGCGACATCCATCAAATCAGGCCGCATCGCGCAACCAAAAGACCCGTTTTGGTTTGATAAGATCCTTTTCCGTGGCCCTCGCAAGATCACCGTGGACGTGGGCAGGATGGCGAACGCCTTCAAGACGCTCACGCGCAACTGCGGCATGTCCATTCCTCGCTTTCTCGAAGAGCAGGGACTCGACGCCGATGCCGAGATGTCCGATCAAATCCGATTCCTCGCCCGCACCAAAGCGAAGTGCGAAGCCGAAGGCGTTGACTTCAATATGCTCTATGAGCCTACGCCCGGCGTGATCAACCAACTCAATATGCAGTCCCAGGAATGAAAACTTACCCTCACCTTTTCTCGAAGCTCTTTTGTTCGGCGCTGATGCTCCGTCCGATTGAGCGAAACGCCTTCGAGCAGCACCTTTTGCAGCACATGGGACTGACTGGCGCTCCCGGCCCGATGATTATCGGCGGTCAAGCCATCGGACATCCTGAACCAAAGGCGATGGATGAACGCGAGGCCACCTACCGGCGTGGGCGCGTCTTCGAGAAGTTCGGAGACGTGGCAGTTATTCACATCGACGGAGTGATCGACAAGCGCGTTTCGATGTTTGACCTCGACTGCTACGGCGGCGTTGACCTTGCCGACGTTGATGCCGCGCTTTCCCGCGTGGCAGGTGACGCCAGCATCTCCAAAGTCGTGCTCGACATCAATTCACCCGGCGGCTCCGTTGTGGGTGTTCACGAAACCTTCACCCGCGTTCGTGAACTTGCCGAAACCAAGGAAATTCACGCCTACGTCAACTGTCTTTGCTGCTCTGCGGGCTATTACATCGCCTCCGCCGCTGACGTGATCGCCGCCGCTCCATCGGCCATCGTTGGCAGCATCGGCGTCTATATCGCCATGCTGGACGCCTCGAAATGGGCAGAGATCGAAGGACTTTCGATGCAAATGATCAAGGCTGGCAAGTGGAAGGACACAGGCTCTCCGTGGCGTCCGCTCACTGACGAAGAAAAAGCCAAGCTCCAAGCCTCCGTTGATTCGATGCACGCTCAATTCCGCGCCGCCGTCCGCACCAACCGCGACGTTGAGGATGACGCGATGGAAGGCCAATGGATGCCAGCCGAGGAAGCCGAAAAGCTCGGACTCGTTGACAGCCTAACCATTGAGACCCTCGACGAATACGTTTCGCGCCTGCTCTAATTTTGACACCATCGAAACAAATTAATCCTATGTTCACGTCCACTAAAATTGCAGACCTTCAGACCAAAGTCGGGAATCTTGAGTCCCAGCTTGCCGAGTCTGCCGACGCTCTCGCCTCTCTCCGCGCTGATTTTGAGGCAACCTCTGCCAATCTCGCCACTGCTGAAGCTCAGGTAACGGCACACGCTGCCACGATTGCCAGCCTCGAATCTGCATCCGTGCAAGCTTCCGCTGACTTTGAAGCTGCGGTGAATACTGAAGTTACCGCCCGCCTCGCTGGCGCTGGTGACGACCCTGTGAAGCGTGACCCTGAAGCCCGCACTGGCGAGCCAAAGGAACTTACCCGCGCCGAGTTCCGCAAACTCAAGGCTGGCGAAAAGCGCGAGTTCTGCGCTGCTGGCGGAAAAGTCACCGACTAACCAATCACTCCCAACACTCTCACCTAGAAAACCAATATGGCTAATACCCTCTCAAATCTCATTCCTGACGTTTATGCCGCGCTTGACGTGGTTTCTCGCGAACTCGTCGGCTGCATTCCCGGCGTCTCCCGCGACCCGAAGGCAGACCGACTTGCCACGAATCAAACCCTGCGCGTTCCGCAGACTCCGGTCAATACAACCGCGACGTTCACGCCTGCTATGGCTGTGCCTTCCGCGATTGATCAGACCATTGCCAACGCCACCGTCACGCTCAGCAAAAACAAGTATGCCGGGTTCTCTTGGACTGGCGAAGAAGTCGGCAGCATGGACGCAGGTCCTGGCTTCCTGACCATCAAGCAAGGCCAGATCGCTCAGGCTTTCCGCGTTCTCGTCAATGAGATGGAGAACGACCTTTGCGACGCCATCGCCGCTGGCGCATCCCGTGCTTACGGCACCGCAGGCACAACTCCCTTCGCCTCCACCCTTGGCGACTCTGCCCAGGTGCGCAAGATTCTCGATGACAACGGCGCTCCAAGTTCAGGCCGCTCGCTCGTGATCAATACCGCCGCTGGCGCTGCTCTCCGCACTCTCGGCCAACTCACGAAAGCCAACGAAGCCGGAAACAGCATGACTCTCCGCGATGGCGAACTGCTCAACCTGCACGGGTTCAGCGTTCGTGAGTCCGCTCAGATCAACGGCGCAACCGCTGGCACTGGCGCGAGCTACCTCATTAACGAGGCTGGCGGTTATGCCGTGGGCTCTACCGCCCTGACGCTCGACACCGGCACCGGAACCATTCTGGCTGGCGACATCATCACCATCGGCAATCACAAATATGTCGTGGCCTCCGCTCTCGCCGCCAACGTCGTGACCATCGCCGCTCCCGGCCTTGTCGCTGCCGTGGCAAACAATGACGCCGTGACGGTGAACGCAACCAGCGCCCGCAACCTCGCCTTCACCAGCGACTCCACGGTTCTCTGCACTCGCCTGCCAATGTTCCCGACTGAAGGCGACCTCGCCATCGACAACGAAGTGATCACCGATCCTCGCACTGGTATCAGCTTCGACCTTCGTGTTTATCCCGGCGACGGCATGGTGCTCTATCGCATTCATGCTCTCTGGGGCTTCAGTGTCCTCAAGAAAGCTCACGCTGCGATTCTTCTCGGCTAATTCATTTCTGGATGTGGTGTCCAGTTTGTTGCATGGGACAGCGGCCTCGAAAGGGGCCGCTCTTTTTTGTGGCGTGACACTTCGCGCAAAGCATGAGTGATTTTTCAGACTTTGCGGATTTCGGCATGAACGAGGCCGAAGATGTATTCGGGCTAACGACGTGGACGATGGACGGAAAGAGTTACTCCGGCGTCTTGAACGAATACGAAGGCGAGCAGGAGATCGAGATGGATGGACTACTCGCCAGCTACAACGCCACGTTGGTCTGCTCCAAGGCTCAATTCAGGATGCTCGCCAAACCGCTTCAGAGCACGTTCCGAAATAAGACAATCATCATCGACGCCGTGAGCTATAAGACCGCCCGCGTTTCTGTGGATAGTAGCTCTGTAACCCTTGGACTGAAGATCGCACGATGATCATGGGAAAGATCAGGACGGAGCGTTTGCAGCGCATCATCCGCGAGTTTCCGCGTGAGACTGAGGCGGAGATGGATGCGTTCCTGACCAATAACGTCCGCGTTCTGATTTCCTCGTCTGGCAAGGTTCCCGGCCTTGTGCAAGTCACGCCACCGTTTCACAAAGGCGTTGAAGGAAAGGCCGCTCAAACGCACGGGCAGGCCAAGATTAAAGGCGACATCAAACGAGTTTTTGCATCGGCAAGCTACGCATTCAAGATGATCGCGGCTAAGTCACCGATCATGGCGGAGGTTTTCTGGCGTCACTTGAAGCGCCGCGAGTTCGTCAAAGCTCAAGCCGTGCTCAGCAAATATAGCTCAAACGTGAGGCTCAGAGGTGCCGCTGTGGTATCAGCGCCAGACGTGACCTTGCACGAAAAAGCGCGAGGCAAAAACACGGGCGCAGTTCCCAAAAGTCGCCACGTCGCGCAGGTCATCGCCAACGAAGGAAAGCTCAATTCCTACATTCGCAAAAAGCAAAGCCGAGTCGGCTATCTTGCATCAAGCATTCCGGTAGCCGTTGGCGGTCAATTCGGAAACCTGCGAGGCATCCCGGCATGGGTAATGAAGCAAAAGTCACGTCTAGGCTATGTGAAGCGGCGGAAAAGCGGGCAGAAAAAGAGCGTTACTTTGGGTATCAACTCCGGCGCGTATGGCGTTCAACGGCGCTTTGATTATGTGCTCAGCTATCGGCTAAGCGCAATGGAGCGTGAACTTCCATACATCGCATCTAGGCTCGAAAAGAAACTCCGCGCCCGCCTTTCCTAACTGACAAGCTCTCCGAAATATGACGAACACCGAAACACTCATCCCGCAGCTTTTGTCCGACTACGCCACCACACGGCGAACGGACTTATCCTTGCCTGATTCGACGGCGCTTCCTTTCGTCGTTGCGCCTTACATCGGCGAGCAGCTATTCCCTCGAATCGTGTTCGTGACGACCTCTGTCGAATCGAAGCACCCGAAGCGCATGAGCCTGACGATTTCCGTGGAGCTTCAGACCGCTGGCGAAGATCAGGCCACGGCAGAGGAGAACACCTGGACGGCTGGCATTCGCTATATCCTCGCCGATGCGGCAGCTTTTGAGGCGTGGCTACAGGCTCAGACTACCGCCGTCCGCACTGGTTTTTGGATCACGAAGTATCGCATCGCGCCCGAAGTCGCCAGCATGGGCATCGAAGGAGACAGGCGCGGACGCAAGACGGAAGTGATCGTGAATGTTCGAACCGATGAACTCGCGCCCGAAGCACTCGCTTAAATTTGACACACCTCCCGAAACGATATGAAGCGATTCCTCCTCTCCCTCTTTCTCGCCGTCTCCGCGCTCTCCCAAGCTGCCGACATCTCAATCACCGCCGCCAACGTGGTTCCAAGCTCGAGCGCCGTTATTCGTTACGCAACGGCAGGCGCAACCGTGACCGCTGGACAGCTTGTTTACCTCGACACCGCTGATACTGACGCTCAGGGCATCGGCAAGGCCAAGCTCTCCGACGCCAATGGAGCCGCAGCCCTCCGCGTTATCGACGGAATCGCGGTCAACTCGGCATCCGCCGGGCAGGTGATCGCCTACGTCGTTTATGATCCCGCTCTCGTCATCGCTGCCTCCGGTTTGACGGCGAACCAGATTCTCATTTCGTCCGCTACCGCTGGCGGCATTGCTCCAAGTGCCGACCTGACTACGGGCTGGTATTTGACCGTCATTGGCGTCGTGAAGTCTGGAACGACCATCTTTTTCAGAGCACCCGGCCACGTCTCCGGCGCGGCTTCCTAATCACCCTTTCAACCTCTGACTTCCTACCACTATGGCAGCACCCGCAGCAGTTCACATCCACGGATCAGCCGACTCGCTGAACGATCTCCAAGACGAGGAGAATCTCGACGTTGAGGAGTTCAAGGCGAAGACCTCGCGTGAGACTCGTGACCGTAAAAACCGTCACGGCAACATTCGCCGCCGCGAGTATTTCAACCCGATGGTTTCCATCAGCCTGACCGCGTTCATCATCACGCAGGCTGGCTTGGCAGATCAGCATCCCGGCACTCGCGTCACTGCTTTGGTCAACTTCGCGGCCTCCCGTCGCGGTATGGACCCCGCAGTCGGCACGATGATGCTGGACGACACTGAAGAAACCTTGAGCCTTGAAGAAGACCTCAAGACGAGCATGAACATCACGCACGCTCCGTTCGTCATCACCGCGTAACCCGCTTCTCCAGCCCCAGCATGAAGATCAATCGAGCCGCTCCGGCTTATACGCGAACCACAAACGTAGAACTCGGAGCGGCTCTTTCCGTTTTGGGCATTGAGATCAAATTGGATCACTCCGTTGATAAGCTCTCAGGGCAGGCGTGGAAGACGCTGCTCATCGGCCTTGATTCCGTGCCTTTCGAGGCCATTGGAGCAACGAACGCGGACGGCGAAGCGCCGATGCCGTCGCACAACACGCAGCTAGTCTTGGGGCTGCTCAAAAAAGGAATGCTCCAAGAAAAAGACCCGACGCACCCGGCGCTAGATGTCCTGCGTGCGTGCAAAGCTGCCGACGCTCTACGGCTTTGGTGCAAAGGCACAGAGCACGTTCTGACCAAGGTCAAAGGCGTGGAGAGATGGGCGCTAGTGCCCGGCCAGATTCCGCCGTCGCTCAAGTCTGGCACAGCTCTTTTCGGCACGCGGGATTTGAAGCTCGCGGCCTGCCTTTGTGTGCTCGGCTTTCCCATCGCGAGGCTTGAAGGCAACGCGCCCGACACGCTATTTTGTTTCCAAGGCCAAAGCCTCACAATGCCGCCCGCAGTCGCATCCGATCTTGCGCAGGCAGTCCGCACGCAGAGGTTGCAGGCCGAGTCTCCTGAACACCCGTTACTCTGGATGATGCAAGGGCTTATCAATCGTGACGCCATCGGCGAGATGATGCGCTCGCGGGCACCTCTTGTGCTCATCCGCGCCCCCGGCACCGGCAGAGCTTCCCTTGTCAGCGCCAAGGCCAAAGGACGAACAATGGACAGAGTTAAACGACACCTCAGAATCCCATGACACCCAAAGAACACGAAGAAGACTTCACCCTTCCCGAGTCGGAATCCTCCGCCATCGCCGCGCC